GACAGCGAACCATTTAGTGATGCAACAGGCTTTGCAGGCCAAGCAGATTATTTTGTAATTAACAGAGCAAGTAACGATCTTAATAATTGGTCTAGATATAATCGTTGGTTTCACATTGATGTAATTAATGCAAGTTCTGCATTTAATAATAATATAGCTAGCATTAATCAAGATGCTAGAGCTATTCGTCCAATCATTGAATTTAACGCTAACTTAAAACTTTTTAATTTTGGTACTCAAGCAATACAAGATATTGATGTTATTGACGATTATACTACAGATGCGTTTTCTGTAATTGAAGGATCGTTCGGATATAACGTTGATGGAATTGCATTAACACAAGGACAGTACATTATTTTTACTGCTGATACAGATCCGTTAGTAAAAAATAAAATATTTAAAGTAGAATTTTTAGATTTTTTACATTTAAATTCTGGAAGTAAACAAATTCATTTAGTAGAAGTTGCAACTCCGTCAGCAGGTCAGACTGTAGTAATTAAGACTGGCGCACATAACCAAGGTAAATCATATTGGTTTAATGGAACTTCTTGGGTAATAGGTCAACAAAAAACTAAAATCAATCAACCTCCATTGTTTGATGTAGTTGATAGCAATGGTGTAAGTTTTGGCGACACTAGTGTTTATAACGGTTCTACATTTGTTGGAACAACTATTTTTTCTTATAAAACTGGTACTGGTGTAGCTGACGCTACACTAGGATTTCCTTTAAGTTATAGAAATATTAGCAACATTGGTGATATTGTTTTCAATTTTACAATAGCAACAGATACATTTCAATATAAAGAATCTACTTCACTTATTACTACTCAAGTCGAAGTTGGATATTTAGTAGGACAAGATTACGTAGGAAATACGGTTTATCTCAACGGCTGGCAAACATGTACAACACCGACAGTACAGGCGGCAGTTAGAATTTATAGTAATTCTAATTTAACTAATAATTTTAATATTGATATTTTTGATAATATTAATGAATTATCTGATTTAGTTGTAAGAGTATATGTTAACGGATATCGCATCGACCCATCTTTATGGTCTGTAGTAGATGCACCTAAATACAAACAAGTGGTATTTAAAACAGCAGTTTTGTCTTCAGATATTGTTACGATTAGAGCATTTTCTGCACAACCAATTAATACAAACGGATTCTATGAAATTCCAGTTAACCTACAAAATAATCCTCTTAACAATGTCATGGGAGATTTCACATTAGGAGAAGTTACTGACCACGTGTTGTCCATAGTGGATAATTTGGCTAGTAATTTTGTAGGAGCATTTCCAGGCCCTGGCAATTTAAGAGATTTAAGCAATGTCACACAGTATGGTACTAAATTTGTTCAGCATAGCGGCCCGTTAAGTCTTGCAATGTATCACATTACATCGGAAACAAATAATGTTGTCAGCAGTTTAGAACAAAGTCGAGATGACTATAACAGTTTTAAACGTAATTTTATAAAAACAGCAACTAATTTAGGTGTTGATGGCGATCCAGTAACGTTAGTTAATTTAATTTTGCAAAAACTAAATGCAAATAAACCAAATACTGCTCCTTATTATTTTAGTGATATGATTCCGTACGGAGCAGCCATTACTACAAATCTTACAGTTGTTGATTATAGAATAAAAACATATCCGTTAAGTAATAATTTTACATTATCTGAATTGTCTAACAAAGCAGTTGGAATATATCTTAATGGCATCCAACTAGTTTACGGCAGAGATTATACATTTAACAATCAATCAATGGTAGTAATTGATCCTAGTGTTGGTATGCATAATAATGATATAATTACTACAATTGAATATGATAGCACAGACGGATGTTTTGTTCCAGAAACACCGACTAAGCTAGGTATGTGGCCTGCATACGTTCCGCAAAAATATGTGGATACTACATTGGTTACTCCTCAAGCAATGATCCAAGGCCATGACGGAAGTCAAACATTGGCATACGGTGATTTTAGAGATGATTTAATTTTAGAATTAGAAAAACGTATTTTTAATAATATAAAAGTACCGTACGATGCAAATATTTTTGACATTTCAAAAATTATTCCTAGCTACAACAGATCTAATGACTATAGTCTTGCAGAATTTAATCAAGTATTGGCACCTAGTTTTTATAAATGGCTTGCACTAACCGGAAGAGATTTTACAAAGCCGCTAAGTTACGATATCAATAATTCATTTACTTACAACTATACAGAATCAGCGGCCCCTAACGGTTCGTCAGTTCCAGGGTATTGGAGAGGAATTTATCGTTGGTTGTTAGATACCGATCGTCCTAATCTATGTCCTTGGGAAATGTTAGGATTCAGCATAATGCCAAGTTGGTGGGTGGGCTTATACGGACCAGCGCCATACACTGGCGACAATCTTCCAATGTGGCAAGATATAAATGATGGCATGGTGCGTCAACCGGGAGTGCCGGCAGTACGTCTTAGCAATTATGCTAAACCATTTTTAATGGAACATATTCCAGTAGATAGTAATGGCAATTTATTAAGTCCACTGGAGTGCGGACTAGCAGTTGGACCTATTACACCAAACATTGATGGTAGTTTTATCTTCGGCGATGTGAGCCCAGTTGAAGGTGCTTGGAGAAGAAGCAGTCACTATTCGTACAGTGTTATTTTAGCTAGTATGCTACTAACACCTGCAAACACGTTTGGTGTATTATTAGATAGAAGCAGAATTAAACGAAACTTAGCTGGACAATTAATTTATAAAGACACTGGTCTAAGAGTAAGACCAGCTGATATTATATTGCCAAGCATTTATTCAAGTAAGACACGAATTCAAACAGCGGGCATTGCAAATTACGTAGTAAATCATATTTTAAATTTTATTTTTAGTAATAATGTAAGAGCTTACAACACATATCAGTCAGATTTGCAAACAATGGAAACTACTCTGTCTTACAGAGTTGGAGCATTTACTAGCCAATCACAATTTAATTTGTTATTAGATTCTAAAACTCCATTAAGTACAGGTAGTGTGTTTATACCACAAGAAAATTATCATGTAATTTTAAATAGTTCAAGCCCTGTTAAAAAACTTACATATAGTGGAGTTATTATCACTAAATTGCAAGAAGGATTTGAAATTAAAGGTTACAGCAATTCTCAACCTTATTTTACATACTATCCTTATTTGCAATCAGGTAGCGCAATTAATGTAGGCGGTATTAGCGATTCTTATTCAGAGTGGACGATTGATCAGCAATACACAACAGGTTCTATAATAAAATACGGAAATTCATATTACAGAGTTATTGCTACAACAACTGCTGGAAGTACATTTGATGTAACTAATTTTGCCGCATTAGAATCTTTGCCGATAGTCGGCGGCACCAACGCAATTTTAAGAACTATGTGGGATAGCACAGCCCCAATTACTGTTCCTTACGGTACAGAATTTAATTCTGTGCAAGAAGTAGTAGATTTTTTACAAGGGTATGGCGCATATCTAAAAGATCAAGGATTTGTTTTTAATTCCTTTAATCAGAAGTTAGGCACAGTATCTAACTGGGATACAAGTGTACAAGAATTTATGTTCTGGACAACACAAAACTGGAGTGTTGGAGAAGATAAATGGGAAGATTGGTCTCCTGATTTAGAAGTTACTTATGGTAGCATAGTTCGTTACAATGGCGATTATTACAGTGCATTATATAATTTACAACCAAGCACTGAATTTGATTCAGAAAAATATAGTAAACTAAATGGTCTTAGTAATGTAGGCAACAGCGTAATTAGTCTAAGTCCTGGTGCAAACGGATTATCATTCACAACAAATTTAACAGTTGTTGATGATATTTCTAATCAATTTTATGAGTATGAAATTGTAAAAGTCGACGGAACACCGCTTGCTCCTTTATTTTTAGACAGTTACAGAGAAGGAAATACTGTAAGTTATAGTCCTAAAACTACTGATGGTATTTACGGTGCATCTTTTTATCTCATACAAAACGAGCAAATTATTACTATTGATAACACTACTATATTCAATGATGTTGTTTATAATCCTGAAAGCGGCTATAGACAAGAAAGAATTAAAGTGTCTGGGTATGTAAGTGTTGATTGGTATGGCGGATTAGATATTCCTGGATTTATATACGACCAGGCATCTATTCAATTATGGCAACCGTGGCAGTCTTATGCACTTGGCGACATAGTAAATTATCAAGGATATTATTATGCAGCCGACTCAGCATTGGCAGGCAGTCAAACATTTATAGCAACTGATTGGAAACAATTAGATACTAAACCACAGGCACAGATATTGCCTAACTGGACAAACATTGCAACACAATTCACAGATTTTTATAGTTTAGATGTTGATAGCTTTAGTACAGAACAACAAAAATTAGGCCAACATTTATTTGGATACCAGCAAAGACAGTATTTGAATAATATTATTCAAGACAATGTTAGCGAATTTAAATTTTATCAAGGAATGATTCGAGACAAAGGAACACAAAACGTATTGAATAGATTATTCGGTGTTCTTACTAATCTCGGAGAAGAAAGTTTAACATTCTATGAAGAATGGGCTGTACGTTTAGGTCAATACGGTGCTAGTAGAGCATTTGAAAACATTGAATTTATTTTAGATGAAGCAAAGTTTAGATTAAATCCTCAAGGTTTTCAATTAGGAAATACAATTGATCAAGGCCTTCTTAATACATTTATTATACAACAACTTCCAAGCAATGTGTATTTGCCACCAGTTGGATATAATTCAAAACCGTGGCCAATTCTAGCTAATTATTCTCCATTCTTAAGAGACGCTGGGTATGTAACTGCGACAGATGTGTTTTTAAGTTTAGGTTATTTGTCAGAGATTACAACTTATGACATTAGAACATTCACTGAGGGAGCATACATCTGGGTAGCGTTTGAAGGTCCAAGTTGGAATGTTTATAGATATACTGATATACATTTAAAGTTAACAAATATTAGCTTTGCTAAAGGAGTATTAACCCTTACAGCAGAAAATATAACAAACATTACAGTAGGATCATATATTGGTCTAGACCAAGTTTCTTTATTAAATGGTTTTTATCAAGTAACTAGTGTTACATTGAATACAATTACCGTTTCGGCTCCAAATATTACTGCGTTTCCGACGCCATTTACACAAACTAACGAATTAGTTGTGTATGCACTATTAAGTCAACGAACAAGTTCTATTAATACACTTGATACAGTTCTAACAAAAAAATTAAATCCAAGCGAATTAATTTGGACAGATGATAGAGGAGACGGCAAGTGGGCTGTATGGAAATATAATCCTGTTTATGCAAAAATAAATGTAAACAATTCGGCACCGCAGAATCAATTAAGATTCGGCCAATCTATTGCAATGAGCACAGACGGTACACTAGCCGCTGTTGGTACATCATTTGGCGAAGTTATTACATATGATAAAGTTGGAATTTCTCTAAACTGGACTCAGAGACAAGTAATTCAACCTCCATATATTGCTGCCAATGCTATTACATTGACAATTGGTACTACTACAATTAACAGTAGAATTGTTATAATGCCTACTGCGTCATCAAACATGGTAGGATCGTCTATTGCAGGAGAAGGAATACCTGCTAATACACAAATTACTTTTGTAACACCAGGCGTTAGTATTGCTATAAGTCAAGCCGCATTTTCATCTAATGTATATTCAACATATACAATTTCTAATAATCCTAATACAAGCAATACAGTAGCTTCGCAAATTTATATCAGTTCAGATGCTTCATGGTTAGCAACTAGCAGTCCGTTAGCAGGGTATGCTGTAACTAATTACCTTGGTACATATAATTCTGCAAATGTATACGGACCTGGCATAATTGTATCTATTGGAAATAGTATTAGTAATATTGCATATTACCAAGCATTATCAGTGGTTCCAGTTTCATCAAACCCATCGAGTCATCCAGCATACTGGAAACCAGTATACTATGTTCCGGTTAATAATTTTGGAACATGGGATCCTACAGTTACATATCCAGCTAATACATTGATAGTTTATGAAAGCAATGTTTACCAAGCAACTACTAAAGTTTATGGTAAAGTAACAATACCAGTTACTAATACTACCACTGGAAGTTATCTTCTAACAACTGCTGATACATCTGTACTTGCACCTAATTACGAAATTGTTTTTTCTGGAACAACGTTTGGCGGAGTAACAGCAGGCGAAATATATTATGTAGGTAATATTGTTAGTTCAACACAGTTTACAATTACCGCAGTACCTAGTTCGACAAACTACGTACCCATAACAACTGCATCCGGCGTAATGTATGTAACACAACAAGCACAGTTAACCCCAGATAGCGGAAACGGACAATGGACATTGGTGTCAAATCAAGCAGGACAGCAAGGACAAGGTGTTGTTAGTCTTTATGAAAAAGACAAGAATAACATTTATCAATTAGTAGATACTATTGTTAGCCCTGCTGTGTTTAGCAATGATATAAGTTCAAATGAATATTTTGGATCAAGTGTGGCTTTTGGCACCAACGAACTATTCATCGGTGCTCCAGGTTCCAACGCAGTTTACAACTTAATATATAACACTGTGATACAAGCAAGTTCTGCTTATAACCCAGTGGGAAGTATAAATTCTACATTAACAGTAACTAGTACAACTGGAATTCGTGCTGGAATGTACGTGATTGGTACAGGATTTACTAGCGGTCAAATTGTGGAATCGGTAATAAATTCTACTACTTTATTGTTAAGCGGTTCACCTGATAGTGCTCCTTCAGGTATTATAAAATTTGCAGTAGTTGGATGGGCATATAAATTATCTTCTACAATTACAGCACCATCTGATGCTTATACAAATTTTGGTACAGAAGTAAAATTAAGCGGTGATAGTTCAACACTTGCGGTGTCTGGATTATACACATCCGGCACAACTACAGTTGCAAAAATTAATGTATATAAGAATTTAGTTCTAAACACTATTGATAATTTTACTGGTTTTTCTATCACATCTGTTGATTTTGATTTATCTTATGATGGAACTTATTTCGTAGTTGGTAGTAGCGAAGCAAGTACTAGTATTCACGGACAAGGAACCGTTACTGTATATACATATGATTCTACAACAGGATCTTATAATACAATTACACCTGAAAGTTTAATTCCTCATCAACCAGAAACAAATGGACAATTTGGTGCTAAAGTGTCGTTTATGAATGATAGCGATACTATAGTTGTTTATAGTCTATATGGTGATTCTTTAATTACAACAACGTTCGACAACAATTCGACAACGTTTGACAAAGACTCAACAGCGTTTTCAGTGAATCAATCAAATGCAGGTCGTGTGGATGTTTACGATCGATATGCTACTTCTTGGGTATTCAGTGAATCGTTATCTAAATCAAATCCTGTTGTAAAAGCTGGAGCATTTATACCAGGTAATCGATATGCTATTCTTTCAATAGGCAATACAGATTTTACATCAATTGGTGCTAGTTTAAATGAAGTTGGTGTCGAGTTTGTTGCAACAGGCTCAGGCACAGGTACTGGAACTGCGGCAATACCTAGCGGAGAATCTGTAATAGCAGACGGATACGGTACAGGTATTGCCGTAGGAAATAATAATATTTTAATTGGTGCTCCAGAAGCAATTGATAGGGGGTTAGTATCTGGTATAGTTTATGATTATACTAAGCCTGTTGGATCTTTCACTTGGAGCATGATCCAAACAGAAATTGATAAACCTGATGTTAAGAAACTTAAAAAAGCATTCTTGTACAATAAAGATAGCGGAGAATTACTAACTTATGTAGATGTAATAGATCCTGCTCAAGGAAAAATAGCAGGCCCTGCCGAGGAAGAAATAAAGTATAAAGCATTTTATGATCCTGCAACATATACTGTGGGAGATGCTACTGTTAATGTCAATAGCGGCACAGCATGGAACGCAAATCAAGTTGGAACATTGTGGTGGGATTTAAGAACTGCTAAATTTTTAAATGTTTATGAAAATGATCCTGTTTATAGAAACACAAACTGGAACACCTTAGCTAAAGGCGCAAGCATTGATATTTACGAATGGGTATCTTATAATCAATTACCTGCTGTGTGGGATAGTTTGGCCGACACTCCTACAGGTAATGCTGCCGGCATAAGTGGAACAAGTTTATACGGAAATACAGCATATACAGTTGTACAAAAATATAATACAGTTACCCAGTCATTTAAAAATACATATTATTTCTGGGTTAAAAACAAGAAATTTATTCCAAATGTGCCGGGAAGAAATTTAGCGGCAGCGGATGTTGCAAATCTAATTGCTAATCCACGAGGTAGTGGTTATACATACCTTGCATTAACAGGACTTGATAGCTTTAGTTTAGTAAATGCAAAACAGTTTTTACATGAAACACAAGTTGTGTTAAGTGTAGAATACTGGTTAATCGACAAGACAGATCAAAATGTTCATAGTCATTGGAAAATTATTAGCGAAGATCCAACAACTTATATTCCACCAGCAATTGAAGCAAAATGGATTGATAGTTTATGCGGATCAGATTTTGCAGGTAGGGTAGTTCCAGATCCTAAACTTCCTCCAAAATTACGCTACGGTATTGAAAATCGTCCTCGACAAGGAATGTTTGTTAATAGATTTGAAGCGTTAAAAGAATTTATAGATTTAACAAATCAAGTGTTATTGCAAAATCAAATCGTTGAAAATATTAATATGGATTCGTTAAACAGTTACGATCCTGTTCCTAATGAAATACTAGGATTATATGATACAACTTTTGATACTGATGCAGAATTAGTGTATGCTAATGTTGGAAACTTTGCAATGCCAACATTAACTCTAGTAGATCCATCGACTACTAACGGTAAAATTGCCCAAGTTATTATTCAATCTTCTGGTAAAGGATATCTAGTTGCGCCATATGTTGAGGTAATTGGTTCTGGTACAGGTGCAGTAATTAAAACAATTATTAATTCTAAAGGACAAATTACTGGAGTTGATATTGAATCTGCTGGAGAAGGTTACGACAGCAATACTGTATTTGTTGTAAGAAGTTATTCTGCGTTAGTTAAAAATGATAGCCAATCGGAAGGTAACTGGAGTATATATTCTTACGATCCTACTACTAAGATTTGGTCTAGAATAATAACTCAAGCATATGATGTGAGAAAATTCTGGAATTATGCAGACTGGTATTCTACCGGATTTAGTCAGTTTACAGCGGCAGATTTTTCAGTTGCTACAATAGTTGATTTAAATTCAATATCAGTATCAATCGGCGAAATAGTTAAAGTAAGAACAGTTAACAGCGGAGGCTGGTTGTTACTAGAAAAATATGCAAACTCTACATCAGTCGACTGGACACAATCATACAGTGTCATTGGTATACAAAACGGTACAATACAATTAAGTTCTTCATTATACCAAACTACTGGAACTCAACTAGGTTTCGATAATAGCACTTTTGATACAGAGGGATATGACCAATATGCGGCTGCTGAATTAAGAATAATATTAACTAGTTTAAAGAATGATATTTTTGTAAACACATTAACCGGTTCATATTTGAAATTATTCTTTAATAGTGTAAGATATGCGCACAGCGAACAACCATATGTAGATTGGATATTCAAAACTAGTTTTGTTAAAGCTCAACACAATGTTGGCGGATTAGATCAGCCAGTAACATATCGTCCTGACAATCTAAGTAATTTTGAAGATTTCGTCAACGAAGTTAAACCATACAGAACTAATGTTCGAGAATACATCGATGATTATACTGGTACAGATCTTGCACAGTTGCCTATCACTGACTTTGATTTGCAACCAATATACGAAAATGGAAGTATAACAACTATCAATGCGTATGTATCTTCTGGAAGTATAACAACAGGCGATGCTAACATTCAAAACTACCCATGGAAATTCTGGGAAGAGAATGTTGGGTTTAATATAACAGACATAATTTTAACTAACGCAGGGTCTAATTATGTAACAGAACCACAAGTTGTTATTACCAGTGATAGTGGCTCTGGCGCAACTGCGCGAGCATTCATTACTAATGGTACAGTAGGAAGAATTGTGTTGCTAACTCCTGGAAGTGGATATTTGTCTGCTCCTACGATTACTATTGATGGCGGTCTTGCTCTAGGCGGCACGGCTGCTACAGCATCGGCAATTATTGGCAACGGACTAATTCGTTCAATGCAGATGGGTATTAAATTTGATAGGGTTGATCAGTCATATTATATTACTCAATTGCAAAAAACTGAAAAATTTACTGGCTCTGGATCTAGAGTGCAGTTTCCATTGATATGGGGCCCAGATGTAAGAATTGGACAAAGTACAGTTACCGTTAATGGCATTCCTGCTCTAAGAGACGGATATGTATTAAACATTGTTTCATCAAAAGCTAATGGATATACACAATATTCTGGCACAATTACATTTGTTACAGCACCTGCAAACAAGAGTAGTATTGTAGTAACATACAACATTGACGAATCACTGTTGTCTGCAAATGACCGAATCCAGTATTTTTACAATCCAACATCTGGAATGTTAGGCAAAGACTTGTCTCAGCTAATGACTGGAATCGATTACGGTGGTGTAATAGTCGATGGACTTGGATTCCAAGTAGCATTAGGTTGGGATAGCTTGCCTTATTATTCAGACACATGGGATGAATATGATGACAACTACACAGATTATAAAGTTGTAGCAGGCGCAAACGAACATGCATTTACTTTACCATATGTTCCATCAGCAAACACACTATTGAACATTTATAAAGTAGAAGCGGGTATTGCAAATCCTGTAAAAATAGACGCATTAGATTTTAATGGAACCTCGTCAGCAACTAATAAAAATGCTATTATGGTAACACCAGTAGCAGACGGTATTTCAGCAACAGTTACATTACCTAATACATATACTGTTAATTCTGGCGATACGTTTATCATTAGACAAAGCACTAGCGATGGATCTATTGCACCGCAATCAAAAGATTATGATACATCATTAGATGGCGGCAATTTCTTAAGTGGTGTATATGCTACAGCTACTGGATTATTAGCCGATGATATTATTGTAGACGGCGATGATTTAGTTACTCCAACCACAAGCGGAGCACCAGAAGAAGTAGTTCCAGGTCAAGTTGTTGATACTGTGGCTATTAAAGTTTTTGATAAGCCTGGCGCAGGATCAGCTTCTGTTAAAGTTGACAACTATGTAGCAAACGGTTCTTCTACAGCATTTGCATTGACTCAGCAACCTAATAGTACTGGAGCAGTTATAGTTAAGGTTGACGGAAATATTAAAACTCTTAAAACAGACTATATTGTCAACTACGAAAAAGCAGAAGTTGTATTCAACACCACACCAACAATTGGTTCAGAAATTAGTTTGTTTAGCATTGGATTTAGTGGTGCAAACATTTTAGATATTGATTACTTTGTAGGAGATGGCAACACTGTTGAGTTTATTACAAATACAACTTGGCAAACTCCTACAACCAGTTTAATCTATGTTGATGGTGTAGTTGCAAATGCAACGTTGTTTAAAACTGATAACACTTATGCATTACCTAACGCAATAGGAATAAGATTTGGCACAGCACCGATGTTTGGCAGTGTAATTAATTATATTATTGTTTCTGGATCATCGCAAACATTTGCAATTACTAAAGTAGAAACTATAGCAACTAATGGTAATCTAACTTATACATTACAAAATACAATTGGTAATGCATTGCCTAACGAATCTAACATGATTGTTCGTGTAGATCAAAGTATACTTACTGGCCCTAGCAATAGTTATTTTACTATCGGTAGTAATAGATTAAACTATACAATTGACTCGGTAAAATTTGTTCCTTATTCTGTTCCTATTACTAATATTGCAGTTTTAGTAGGAGATACTATATTAGAACAAGGAAAAGATTATATAGTTGATCTTAGTGGTATTACTGTTAAAATTAATAAATCAATTTATACACAATACTCTGGACAAAAATTAATTGTTAGTATAACATCTGGCGAGACATATTTCTATAATCCATCTTCTAATACTATTACTTTTACTCACTCGTATGATAATACTCATTTGGTACAAGTTATTAGTTCTTATCAGCACGATTCATTAGATATAGAACGCACTGATGTTAATGTATCTACTACAGCAACATTAACACCAAACACACCACAGTTTTATTCTTACCAAGCATTAACTGGTGGGTTGATAGGATTAGATAGATCTGTTATTTCAGATGATTATGTATGGCTAGTAAAAAATTCAACATTGCTTGTGCCCGGCATTGATTATAAAGTAAACGATGACCATCAAAGCATTACAATGGCAACAGACTTGGTATTAAATGACCAAATGACTGTGATTACATTTGGAAGTATTATTTTAACATCCGGCATTGCGTATATGCAATTTAAAGACATGTTGAATCGTGTTTCATATAAACGTTTAAGTTTATCAAAACGCACAACATTAGCACAAGATTTGCATTGGAATGACGTTAGTATTGTAGTTGAAGATGCTAGTAAATTTGATGTACCAAACCCAGCTTCTAATAAACCTGGTGTTTTGGAAATTCGCGGCGAACGTATCGAATACTTCCAGATATCTGGAAATACATTAAGCCAATTGAGACGTGGTACACTAGGCACCGGAGTTAATAAGGTAGTTACTGCTGGCACATACGTTCAAGACATTGGTACTTCAGAAACTATTCCGTACAATGATACTCAAGTTATTGAACAAATAACAAGCGACGGTACTAACATAGTTGATTTACCGTTCGTACCAAATTCAGTAAATGATATCGAAGTGTTCGTAGGCGGCTACAATGATGGAGCCGAGTGGGCCAGCGGTGTAACTTACTCTGTAGGTACAATAATAACTGTAGGAAGTTACACTTATAGATGTATTTCTAATCATATTAGTGGCGCAACATTCTTTAGTCCAGTTACAACTGTAACTATTAATGGAAATATTGTTACTACAGTTAACACAAACATAGCTTCTAGCGTAGTTTGGAAATTCTTTATAGGAAATATTCGTTTAAAGAAAACAGGGTATACTGTGTTTAACATAAACAACGCACCGTACAGTCCAGCAGGTGATGTAACGTTTGCTCCAGATTTTTCAGTTGATGGAACAACAGCTAAGGTAACATTAACTAATTTGTTAACAGAAGGCACACAAATAACTGTAATTAAAAATACTGGTACAGCATGGGATAGCTCTATAGATATTCTATACGATACTGGAATTATTGCTGAATTTTTAAGAGCAGAACCAGGCATTTGGTATTCAGCATACGAGCAAACAAGCACAAGTGGATCGACTACAATAGACAGCGTAGATCTTACATTTGATGGCGATAATTTAACATTCGATCAAGGAACAACATAAAATGACACAACAAATTATTAATGTCGGCACACATGTAGGAGATCATACAGGTGATACGTTGCGTACAGCTGGACAAAAAATAAATGCAAATTTTTCTGAAATTTACGGAACTATAGCTACTTCTTCTTTACCTAACCAAACCGGCAATGCAGGTTATGCGTTGTTCACTAATGGCACATCTTTGGTTTGGCAACCAGTTACTGTAACCAATGGTGTGGTTACGACAGGGTCGTACGTTAATCCAGTATGGATTAATAGTTTAAGTTATACAAAACTTACTAGTGTACCAATTGCATCATCGACTACTGCTGGTATTGCATCGGTAGACGGTACAACAATTACAAGCAGTAATGGAGTTTTAACTTCTCATTATTCATTGCCGACAGCAACTACTAGTATACTTGGTGGAGTTAAAGTTGATGGTACTACTATTACAATTAATAATGGAATTATAAGTGGCGCAAATACATATTCATTGCCAACAGCAACTACTAGTATATTAGGTGGCGTCAAAATTGACGGCACCACAATTTCAATAAATGGTAGCGGAATAATATCAGCGGCACCTGGTGCTTATTCGTTGCCGACAGCAACTACTAGTATATTAGGTGGAGTAAAAGTTGACGGGTCGAGTATTATAATCAATGGTAGCGGTGTAATTAGTGCTCCAGCTACAATTTATACACTACCAACAGCAACTACTACTGTGTTAGGAGGAGTAAAAGTTGACGGTAGTACAATTTCAATTAATGCTGGAGTTATTACTGCTAACTATACAAATTATTCATTGCCAACTGCATCAACTAGCATATTAGGCGGTGTTAAAGTTGACGGAACATCTGTTACTATTAATAATGGAGTTATTACTGCTACTCCTTATTCACTACCAACAGCAACCACTAGTGTCCTCGGTGGAGTCAAAGTTGACGGAACTACAATTTCGATTAACGGTGGAATGATTACTGCTAATTATGTTCCTTATTCGTTACCACTAGCCGGAACAGGCGGTTCAGGATTATTGGGCGGTGTTAAAGTTGACGGAACTTCTATTACTATTAATACAAGTACTGGTGTTATTAGTTCAGTCAGCACATATTCTTTACCATCTGCAACTACATCAACGTTAGGTGGAGTTATTATTCCAGCAGTTGGTACTAGTGGTATTAATAATACTAGTGGAACTATCGGACTAGCAACTGCAAGTAACACCCAATTAGGTGGAGTTAAAGTTGACGGGTCTAGTGTTATCATCAACAATGGAACAATTAGTGTTCCAATTGCCGCAACAGTAGGAGCCAACAGCGGTATTGCTACATTAGATAGTACTGGGCATTTAACATCTTCACAAATTCCTACAAGTTTAGCCGGCGCAGTTATTTTTAAAGGTACATGGAACGCAAATACTAATACACCTACATTAACAAACGGTTCTGGAACAGCAGGTTGGGAATATGCAGTGTCAACTGGAGGTACAGCATTAGGGTATACTTTTAATGCAGGCGATTATGTAATTTATAACGGAACTACATGGCAACAAATTCCTGGATCAGGAACAGCGGCTTCTGCTGGCACGTTAACTGGAACAACCTTAGCAAGTAATGTAATTAATAGTAGTTTGACTAGTGTTGGCACACTGACTAATTTAACTGTAACTAATACTATTACAGGTAGTATTACTGGTAATGCCGCTACAGTAACTAGTATCAGTGGAAATACATTAACAAGCACACAAGTTACTAACGCATTAGGATTTACACCGTTACAGTCAAGCAGTTTAAGTGTAACTACTGCCGCGGCTAGCGGTGCAGGTAGTTTAAGTTATGCAACCGGAGTGTTTACATTTACCCCAGCTGCCACTTATAATCTTCCTACAGCAACTAATCAAATATTAGGCGGAGTAAAAGTTGATGGTACTACTATTACAATTAATAATGGTATTATTACTTCTCCATACACATATACATTGCCAACTGCAACAACATCAATATTAGGTGGTGTTAAAGTTGATGGATCTACAATTACAATTAACAACGGAGTTATCAGTTCAACAGGTGGATCTGGAAGTTATAGTCTACCAACAGCGACTACTAGCATACTAGGTGGCGTTAAAATTGATGGTACTACTATTACAATTAATAATGGTGTTATAACTTCTCCGTACACATATACATTACCGCAAGCAACAACATCAGTGTTGGGCGGTGTTAAAGTCGATGGTACTACTATTACTAGCAGTAGTGGCACCATTAGTACAGTTGCTAATACTCGTAATACTGTTTCAGCAACTACAGTTTCATTATCAAATCAATCAAGTGCTACAGCAACAGTTACTATAGGTAAAGGATATGTTTTATATAGTATTCAAGTTAGTGCCGGAGCATGGGTAACATTGTATACTAGTTCAACAGCTCAAAGTAATGATAATAGCAGAAGCATTACTACTGATCCTACACCAGGAAGCGGTGTAGTAGCAGAAGCAATAACAACTGTAGCAACTACAACTTATTTTAGTCCAGCAGTGTTTGGATACAACAATGATGTTTCTGTATCAGCAAACGCTTATTTAAAAATTTACAATAATAGCGGCAGTTCAGCGGCAATTACTGTAACACTAACTTACTTAAGATTAGAATAATATGAACTTAACTCCAACTGTCGCGTTATCAAATAGTACTCTAACTATACCTGCCGGAGCATCTGTTGCTCCAGTAAATCTTGGAAACGTAATTAATTTCAGCATAATGCTCCGCAGGCCAATGTCTATTACTGAATATGCAGATGGTGTAATTGCTGGTACAAATAAAATTTTGTCTTATGTTGATTTTTGTAATCAATTTAATTCATTAGATACTGACATATCACTCATATCTGATTTTGCTACGGCAACTGGTTTTACTATTGTAGATAGCCATGCACCAAGTGCTACTATAAAATTAAGTGGAACAGTTTCACAAATTAATTCTGCATTTGGTATTACACTGAATACTGTTACAATAGCCGACAGATCATACATGAGTTACGATGGCACAATGCATATTCCTAGTGTGTTAGATACTGTTATTGAATATGTGTTAGGACTTGATTTATCTGTTACTATTAGTCGAGAAGCAGTTCCTTATGATGGCAGTATATCACAAACTGCGGTGAGTCTTACTCCACCACAAGTTGCTACTGCTTACAATTTTCCTGCCGGTGACGGATATGGTGTTTGTGTTGGAATTATGGAATGGGGAGGAGGTTGGACAACTAGTAATTTAACATCAAGTTTTTCTCCATTAGGGTTATCTAATCCAACAATTACAAGTGTATTAACTGACGGCGGAACTAATAACCCAGGCGACAATAACGGATCCCCTGAAGTTATGTTAGATATTTACTGCGCCGCCGGAGTAGCACCAAAAGCTAGATATGTTACTTATTTTGGTTATGGTGCAGGATCTAGTAGCCCTACAGCTGGGTCTAATTGGTATAATAATTTCAATACAGCAATTCACGATACTACTAACAGCCCTAGTGTTCTTAGTACAAGTTGGGGTGCTGGAGAAACATCTTATTGGAATTCAACTTACGTCAGTGCTACTGATAATGTTTTAGCACAAGCAGTAACATTGGGCATAACAATTTTAGTATCAAGCGGCGATAGTGGCTCAACATGGGGTCAATCTACTACAGAAGTTTTGTATCCATCGTCGAGCAGATACGTAACAGCGTGTGGCGGAACATCGTTACAACTTTCTGGAAGTTCTAGATCTACAGAAGTTGCCTGGACTGATTCAGGCGGCGGACTGAGCACGTATCAATCGATACAGTCTTGGCAATCTGGATTAACTTATACTACATATTCAACCGGGGGTGTTAGTGGATCTGCTACTACATTGACCGTTAGGGGTGTTCCGGACATTGCTGGAAATGCAGATCCTAACACAGGTTATACATTTAATTGGGGAAATTCTAATACAAGAAGTCAATATGGCGGCACTAGCGCAGTTTGTCCATTGATGGCTGGAATGGTTGCCCGTCTTAATCAACTTACTGGTAACAGATTAGGGTTTGCTAATACGTTCTTCTATGCCAATCCGTCTGCTTTTACTGATATTACTTCAGGGGAAAATGCAGTTTATGTAAATGGTTACAAGACTACTAGCGGATGGGATGCAGTCACTGGTTTAGGTGTTCCGATAGGTACTACATTGTACAAACTAATGCATACAGGATCTACTTTTCCTAAGCAAAATTTTGGTTTTAGGGGTACAGGACCTACTTATCCAAGGATCACTCAGGGTGCAAGAACGGATTAAACTATCAGATAATGACACAGCATAAATATAAGATAAAGAGAGTTAACTATGCAGACTAAAGACCAAACAGGAATCCACATAGAAGGGCATATTAAAATATATGACCCTGTTTCCCAAGAAGTTTATATTAATAAACGTAACGCAATCCATTATGAAAATATTAGTATGGCACTAGCGGAAAGTCTTGCTGACAGCGGCAACGGATTTGTGTATCAAATGGCGTTTGGTAACGGTGGAACTAGCATAGATCCAACAGGAATTATTACATACCTCACACCAAACACATCGGGAACTAATGCTAGTTTGTATAATCAAACTTATGTTAAAGTAGTTAATCAAAATTCTAGCAACAATTTAGACCCAACTAGAAATTTTATCGAAACACGACATACTACTGGTACTAACTATACCGACTTATTCGTCACATGTTTGTTAGATTACGGCGAGCCAAGCGGACAAAATGCATACGATGTTGAAAGCAACGGACAAAGTGCGTATGTTTTCGATGAATTAGGATTAACAAGTTATAGTGCAACAGGACAAAGTTTGTTATTAACCCATGTTATCTTTCACCCGGTACTAAAAAGTTTAAACAGACTAATTCAAATTGATTATACAGTACGTATACAATCGTTAACTGGCCTAGTGTCAGTATAAGGAGCAGAACTAAATGTCTTATACTGTTACATTTACTGAATCAAATAATCCTGATAAACAACCTATCGTTGTTCAAGACGGCACTATAGATAGCACGACTAGTTTACAATTTGTAGGAAAGAATTATACAGGCTACGGATCGGTTATTGCAAATGATTTTTTACATTTATTAGAAAATTTTGCTAATAATACAGCTCCAGCTAATCCTGTACAAGGCCAACTGTGGTTTGACACTTCAGCTAATATTAATTTACTTTATGTATACGATGGAACAACTTGGAATCCAGTTGGAAGTCTTAAAAAAGCCGGAACAGCACCGAGTTCTGCATTAGCCGGTGACTTGTGGGTTGACACAACAAACAATCAATTATATTTGTATTCTGGAAGTAGTTTTGTTTTAATTGGACCTCAATTTAGTTCAGGATTGCAAACAGGACCAATTGTAGAAACTATCGTTGATACAAATAATATTGCACACAATGTAACAACTATTTACGGAAGTAGCAGTAGTGACACAACTACTAGTTACAGACTTGCAATTATAAGTAAAGATGCTTTTACGCCAAAAGCAAATATTAATGGTTTTACTTCTATCAATGAAGGATTTAATCTAAGTAGCATTGATTCAAATAATTCTTCTAGCTTAACTAGATACTGGGGTACTGCTCAACAAGCAGATGCATTATTAGTAGGAACAACTACTGTAGCAGCCGCAAACTTTTTACGCGGTGATACAACTACTGTTGCAAATTATCCGATTAACGTAAGAAATGATGGCGGTATTACCTTAGGCGCTGGCTTAGGATTTAATATTGGCGTTAACGGAAATAATACTGTTTTATATTCTAAAAGTAGCGGAAATGCTATAGAATTTGCAACAAATAATGCAGGTACAGTAGTAACTTCTATGCATCTTAATGCTAATTCTAGACTAGGTATTGGAGCAAGCAACACTAATCCACAATCTACACTAGATGTAATTGGTGGAACTACTATTAAAGACGATCCTAGTACGCAGTCGATAGCATGGACTAGCAATACTGCTGTAACATTGAACACTTATATTACTTCTAATAATTATTACTATCGGGTTACAGTAGCAGGAACAACAGGAACAACGTCGCCTAATTTTACTAGTGGTACAGCCGTTGACGGTACAGCTACGTTACAATTTGTAGGTGCAGTACCTTCCGCTCCAGTCCCAGGTCGTTTGATAATTACAGGTACAACAGACGTAACTACAACTAGTGGTAGCCCATTTGATCCAGGTGGAGCAAGTATACAAACCCAAGGCGGCCTATCTGCGGCATTGAGTGCTAGTATTGGAACTACATTAACAGTTGGTGGAACTACTACAGGAACATCTGGCGCAATAAATGTAGGCGCAGATCTTAATTCTGTGTCTATATTGCCAAGTGCTAATGGAGTATATGACATTGGTAGTAGCTCACATACATTTAGAAACGTGTATGCTAATACGTTTACTGGAAATTTTAACGGAACATTCACTGGTTCGTTGACAGGTAGTATATCTGGAGCAGCCGCTAAACTTCAATCAGCAACAACATTTCAGATAACAGGAGACGTTACTAGCCCTGGATACGAATTTAATGGTCAAGTTGCTAGCGGAACTATCAGTTTTAATACAACTATTAACCAAACTCTTATTACAAGTAAATCTGCCGCAACAGATTCGTCATTAACTGACCAATTTTTAGTTTATCAAAGCGGTTCAGGTCTTGTAAAAATGTCGAAAGCGGTGTTGTTCAACCATGTGGCTACAGTGCCAATCGGCGCAATATTTCCATTTGCTGGAACAGGATCTAATATACCAGCTGGTTACTTGTTATGTGACGGTAGTGAAGTTCTTATATCGTCATATCCAGGGTTGTTTGCAGTATTGCAATATACTTATAAGGCATCTTCACAGTTGCAAGGTCTAAGTACATTTGCATTGCCGGATCTAAGAGGTCGTTTCCCACTTGGTCCAGATAATATGGGCAATGGTCTTACAGTGCCAGCAGGTGACGGCTCTGGTGTACAAATTTCGGCAGGTGGTGGAACAGCAAATCGCGTGTCATCTGTCACTGCTGATTTAGTAGGTGCAAGTTCTGGTACACAAAATGTTACATTGGCAACTACTAATTTACCAGATCACAAACACAGCCTTAATGATGGCAACGCTCAATATTACGCCGTTGGATCCCCAGCGGCCGCATCAGATGCAAACGCAACAGTCGGCCAAGGTTTAACCGTTCAGGATCAAATAGGTCAAGGGTACGGACTTAGCAATAGTGGAAGTATTATTGGTGCAACAAATCCGCCAACACCGATTTCAATAATGAATCCTTACTTAACTATTAACTACATAATTTTCACTGGTGTTATATAATGAGTTATACTATAAATTTAACTGACGGAGCCGTTCTAACACAAATAGTTGACGGTACTATAGATCAAACATCTACAGATTTGACTCTAATAGGAAAGAATGCAACTGGATATGGACTATATGTTAACGATAACTTTGTTCATATGTTGGAAAATTTTGCTAATACTACTCAACCAGCTAATCCTTTAACAGGTCAGCTATGGTTTGATACAACACAAAATCGATTAAAGGTATATAATGGAAGCCAGTTTGTTGTTAGCGGAGGTACGTTAACTGCACCAACTGCTCCTAGTAGTTTAACTACAGGAGATATGTGGATTAATACAGCAACAGCTCAATTATATTTTAATGATGGTGTGTCGAATGTATTAGCTGGTCCGATCTACACTAGTACTCAAGGCCAAAGTGGATTTATTGTAGAAGATATACTTGATACTAATAACATAAATCACACCATTGTGTATTTGTATGTGTCTAATAGCTTGATAGGAATCTTTAGTAAATCAGCATTTACACCAGCAAGCTCTATTACAGGGTTTTCTGGAAACATCGGCATTGGTTTTAATGTAGGAAATTTAACAGGTACGCAGTTTAATGTTCCTGTATTAACTGCAACACAGTTGTTAAGTGCTGAAGGAATAACATATACAGCAGATCAGTTAGTACAAATAACAGGCGATCAAGTTATTACTGGAACATTAACATTACAGGATTCTACTCCTTTAATTTTAGGATCTAATAGTAATAATGAGATAGATATAAGCACACTATTATTTCAAATTAAATCAAATTCTCCAAATCAGAATTTTGAAATATCTACACTAGCAGGGTCAACACAGTCTCCTGCGTTGTTTATAAATGCTAGTAGCCAGTATGTTGGTATTTTTAATGGAAATCCTCAGTACGGATTAGACGTTACGGGTACTATTAATGCTACTGGAAATGCAATTTTAGGCGGTGCAATAACAGCAGGCGGCACTATTTCAGGAACCGCTTTAAAAATAACAACATCTGCGACTCCAGCAACTAGTTCTAGCACAGGTGTTACCGGGCAAATTGAATGGGATTCGAGCTATGTTTATGTATGTGTTGCAACTAACACCTGGAAACGTGCGGCTTTAAGCACATGGTAATAAGCACCAAAATAATGATAAATACTCAAGAATAAGGAAACAGGAGCAATGGCATATACAATTAATCACTACAATGGTACTCTGCTTACAACTATATCAGATGGTACCGTCGATACGTCTACGGATCTTACATTAGTTGGTAAAAACTACGCAGGATACGGGCAAATTCAAAATGATAATTTTGTATGGTTGCTTGAAAACTTTGCAAGTTCGCAACAACCAGCTAGTCCATTAACGGGACAAATTTGGTTTGACAGCGGCAATAGTAAGTTAAAATTCTGGGACGGCACACAATTCCGTACTACAGGTGGTGCTGAAATCGGCGCAACTGCTCCTAGCGGACTTACAATTGGCGACTTTTGGTTCGATACAACTACTAGTCAGTTGTTTGCGTGGCAAGGCACAGGGTTCACACTAATCGGACCACAGGCTGTAGCTGGATCTAGCACAACAGAAATGTTAAGTACCAGCGTTAAAGACAACGTTGGCGGCAGTCACACTATTATCGAAGCAATCGATAACGGACAAGTTATCTTTATTATTAGTCCAGATTCTGCATTTACATTAGACAATACTGCAAATGCTATTACTGGTTTTACTACAATTCAACAAGGTGTAACATTATGTTATACTAATAATAATAGTACACCAGGAGTCACAACTAGTGCTCACAGATTCTGGGGAACAGCAACTAACGCTGACCAATTAGGTGGTTTGGCTGCAAATCAATATGTTCAAACAGGTAGTGCGGCATTTAGTACTGTAGTTAATTTTTCTGACGTAGGATACACTGTTGGTAGTCCAGTTGCTCGTTTGCGTGTGTTTAACAACAATGCAACAACTCCAACAATCCAGAATGAAAGTAACAATACTATCGTTTTCCAAACAACTGTTTCTTCAGCAACAGTGACTCCTTTGCAGTTAGTAGGCACCGATGTATTGCCAGGAGCAACTGCAACAAGTCAATTAGGTAATTCTAATTACCAATGGACTACAGTTTGGGGAGCTAACTTTTCAGGTAATGCCGCATCAGCAACTGGTTTGGCATTTAATAGTGCAGTAGCAACTCCTAGTAGTGCAACAAGTCCTAATACTGTAGTAGTTAGAGATAACAGCGGAAATATTAATGCCGCAATTTTTAATGGTGCAAGTACAACAAGTTATTACGCTGACTTGGCAGAAAAATATTTGCCTGATGCAGTGTACGAGCCAGGAACAGTAATGGCAGTAGGCGGTGAGAAAGAAGTAAGAGCCTGCGGTGCAAACGATATGGCTATTGGCGTTATAAGTACTAACCCAGCATACATGATGAACAGCGAATTAAAAGGCGGTGTTTATGTTGCACTAAAAGGTCGTGTACCAGTTAAAATATATGGCGGTTGTAGTAAAGGTGATCGCATTGTACCATATGGTGCAGGTTGGGGTCAATCAGACAACAACGCACCTGGAGATGGCTATCCAATTTTTGCTATTGCATTAGAGGATTGTAATAATACAGCCGTTACGCTTGTAGAATGTGTGATACTTTAAGAAGTAAAGGATAAAAAATGGCTGGACAAGGCACCACGATACTCGCAAGTGATTTTAATGCGATTCAATCAATTATTGCTAACGTTTTAGGTACAGGATCTGGATCTACCGGATATGGTCAACCTGTAACAAGCAGTCAAGTAACTGTTGGCGGCAAAATTACGGCAGTAGGTTGGCAAAAATTAAGAAATGATTTACTTGCGGCTCGTCAGCATCAAACAGGAAACGATGAAAGTGGAAATTTAACTCCACCTAGTACTGGAATTCTTGTTAGAGAATACGATCGTGCCGCGTATCTAGCGTATGCACAACTAATTCAAGCTAATCAATATTCTGTAGGTACAGGCCAATCAAGTCCTGCAACTTTAAGTAATCCTACACGTACTACTCCGTTTACCGGCACACTAACACATCAAGTTACATTAAATTTTGGAAGTGCTAATGCCGCTAGGTATTTTTTCAATAGTGGAAGTAATATACAATTTAGTGCAAGTTTAACAGGTTCTCCACAAGGAGATAACAGTACTACAAAGAGTAATGATTTTGCAACATTACTATCTGGAGTACAAACTATAACATTTAATTATAATAGTACTACTACTAGTAACCCTGGCGGATCAAATCAAACAATAGCAAGTAGTGTAGGCTTTTATCAGTTAACTACTAGCCAACAATTATTGTTTAGAAAAACTACTTCAAGTCCTACCTATACTAATAACCAATATGACATTTATGCTCAAATTGATGGAACAGGCTCTGTAGTTACATTTTTTATTAAATTCCAAGATACTGGAGCAGGTTCTAATCCAAGCGGTTATAACGTAGACTGGCAAATTGAAGGAAATTTAAACAGTACAGTGATAACTAACTATGCATCTGGATCAAACGTATCTATGATGACACCTAATCCAGCTAATCCATCTTTGACGTACTTCCCGACAGTTACACAGTCAGGACCTTAATACCCTAATCTATTGACAAGATAACTACTGTAGTGTAATATTATACACTACGGAGTTTTCTATGGATGAACGGATTGAAAAAGCATTTGCAGTAGCAAATTACATGTCTACTTTGGCAAACCAAAGACGCATAATGCTAGAAGAATACAATCAAAAATTATTGTATTATATTAACGGTGCAACATTTAAAATTAATTTAGAATTAATTAATTTCACTAAATTAACATTAGATTTAGGACATGTTGAAGATACTGCATTTATTGATAGCAACGATTTGCCAGTTGTAATTAATGATGTTCAGGACTTTTTTGATAACATTGTTTCAATCTATTTCGAAGCAACTAATGATTATGCCGCCAAATATGCAGAAATCAAAAGTAAAAGAAAAATTTCTAATATTGTTGAGTTATGACAACCGGCGCAGTAATATTTGCTCAGAATAATTTGACTATTGACTATATTAAATTATCAATATTTGCGGCTTCACGAGTAAAACAATATTTAGAAATCCCAGTATCTATTGTAACAGATAGTAAAGAATATTTGTTAAACAAGTTTCCAGATCATCCATTCGACCAAATTATCGAAATCAAATTTAGTCCATCTAACCAAACTAAAAAATTCTACGATGGTAGTTTAGAATCAAAAAATCTACCTTGGAAAAACGAAGCACGTAGCACTATATATGATTTAACACCGTACGATCGTACATTAGTAATTGATAGTGATTATATTATCAATTCAAAAATATTAAAACATGCGTTAAACAACAATTACGATTTTCAAATATATCGCAATAGCTTCGACTTAGCAGTTGATCGTAGTTCTGCAGAATTTAAAAGAATAAATCAATACAGTATTCCATTTTATTGGGCAACGGTATTTGTATTCCAAAAAAACATAGTTACTGAATCGTTTTTTAATTTAATTTCTTATATTAAAGAAAACTGGTCCTACTTTAAATTGTTGTATAATATCGATAGTTCAACATTTAGGAACGACTTTGCTTTTAGTATTGCTATTCACATTATGAATGGTAAAACAGAAGGAGATTTTGCGGTAGAACTTCCAGGAACTATGAGTTATATTATGGATACTGATTTACTAGTTGAGGCAAAAGACGATAGTATGCAATTCCTAACTCCTAAAAAAAATTATATAGGAGAATACCTCATGACAAAGACAACCGGTATAGATGTTCATGTAATAAACAAAATGAGTTTATCTAGATTTATAGATGGAGGATCTGGTGTCTAAAGGATTTTTATTATTTGCACAGAATACTAAAGATGTTGATTACATTATTCAAGCGTATGCATTAGCATTGAGCATACAGTTTAGTCAAACAGATGTTAAATCGGTATCTTTAATTACAAATGATCCAGTGCCTGATGAGTATAGATCAGTGTTTGATCAAATTATACCAATTCCGTGGTTCGATGAAACTCAAGATTCGATTTTAAAAACAGAAAACCGCTGGAAATTTTATTATGCAACTCCGTACGATGAAACTATTGTACTAGATACTGATATGCTTTTATTAAAAGACATATCAACATGGTGGAATTATTGTAGCAATTACGATGTTAAATTTTGTTCTAAAATACTTAATTATAAACAAGAACAAGTACTAGAAGATACATTTCATCGAAAAACATTTATTTCTAATAACCTATCTAATCCATATTTTGCGTTACACTATTTTAAAAAGAATGAAGCAGCCTTTGAATTTTATAAAGTATTAGAGTTTGTTATTACTAATTGGGAATTTTGTCGAGGAACATTTGCTCCACTTGATCCTCAAGAATGGTCTAGTATGGATTTAGCTACTGCTATTGCTATTGAAATTTCTGGAATGTGGGATACTGTAGTAGACGAATTAGGTATACTGCAATTCGTACATATGAAAACTCCTATTCAAGGATGGGAATCTACTCCAAGCAGTTGGAGAAATTTTGTAAATTATATGATTACCGATAAAGGTGATTTTGTTGTTGGCAATATTAAACAGGCAGGATTATTTCATTATGTAGAAAAAGATTTTATTAATCAGTCTGTATTAAAACGATTAAAGGAGTTAGCATATGGCTCGTAAAAAAACAGTAGTATTGCCTCCCCCTCCGCATCGTACAAATACATATTATGTGTATTATGATAAAACAACAAACGCTGTGCTAGCCGCCACAAACGAAAAACATCCGGGATTTACAGATTACCTTGAAGTAGACTTTGATACATTTGAAAGATTTTCCTCAGGTAAAGACAAATTTAGCGATTATCTTTTAGGGTATGTTAAAGACGGTGACACAACTACTTTAAAATTAATTTCAGTAATTGCCCAAGCATACAAATTTCAAAATACCATGCTGGAGGTTATAACTGATAACACAGTTACAAACCCAGAACTATTAGTAGAATGGCACGGTCCTAATAAAGAATGGAATTTCTTTTTATCAGATACTGCTAAAAAACGACTTACTGGAAAATTAGAAAATTCTAAATTATTATTTTTTGTTATATTAGAAAATGATTATGATTTTTTAATTAGAACTATTGTTATAGATTCTCGTGAAATAATTACAAAAAATTGTATTGGTATACCTTTTGAAAACACGTTTGAATTAAATATAGACAAAATTAACATAGCAACAAGATTAATTTTTGAAAGTCAAAAATTAAGGATTATAAATGAAGACAATTAAAATTATAGAACAGGATATTATATTTTTAAGTTACAACGAGCCTAATGCTGAAAAAAACTATGCCGATTTGCTTACAAAAGTTCCTTGGGCTAAACGTGTTCATGGAGTTAAAGGCAGTGATGCCGCACACAAAGCCTGTGCAAAATTAAGTGAAACAGAATACTTTGTTACAGTAGACGGTGACAATATCATCGATCCTAAATTTCTAGAAGTAGAAATTGAAATTGACGGTGTAAAATTTACTGATGATAATGTCTTTAGCTGGTGTGGTAATGTCTACGTAAACAATTTAAAATACGGAAACGGTGGGCTCAAATTATGGACACGTAAATTTGTGAATAACATGCGTACTCATGAAAATAGTGATCCGAATGATGACAAAGGTCGAGTTGAGTTTTGTTTTGATGACAAGTATTATCAATTTGATGAATGCTACAGTGACAGCTTTACTAATGCAACTCCAGAACAAGCCTGGAGAGCAGGATTTCGCGAAGGTGTTAAGATGTGTTTAGTCCAAGGAGCTAAAGTAACTAATACTAAAGAAATTTGGTGGAAGAACTATCATAGACTGCTAATATGGTGTAACATTGGTGCAGATGTAGATAACGGTCTTTGGAGTATGTATGGAGCAAGAGAAGGTGCATACTTAACATTGTGTACAGATTGGGACTATAGTAATGTTCGAGATTTTGATTGGTTAGCAGATCAATGGAAAACAACATATAGTAAAATAACAAATGAAATGTTACCCCACGAAATAAGCGGTCTAGGCGAAACTCTTAAACATGAGTGCAATTTAGAACTTGTAGAACCTAGTAAAGATGTAAGTAAATTCTTTAAACAAGTTTACGAAAATATTCCACGCACTGTAAAAAGACGATAATGTACGATATTTTATTCATTAGTTATAATGAAGTGTATGCGGATGAAAACTTTGCTAGATTAAAAGAACGATTTCCGTTAGCAAAACGTATACACGGGATTACTGGTATACATCAAGCACATATCGCCGCCGCCAAAAAAGCATTTACAAAAATGTTTTGGGTAGTAGACGCAGATGCAATAATACTAGATTCTTTTAATTTTGATTATAGTGTTCCAGACTGGGATTTAGAAGTTGTTCATGTTTGGAAAAGTCGTAATCCTGTTAACAATTTAGAGTATGGTTATGGCGGAGTAAAACTACTTCCAAAAAAATTAACTATGAATATGAGTACTGATAGTATAGATATGACTATGAATATTAGTCCTAATTTTAAAGTTATGGATGAAGTTAGCAACATAACAGCCTTTAACACAGATCCGTTTAGTACTTGGCGTAGTGCATTTAGAGAATGTTGTAAATTATCAATAATAAAAAATGAAGAAGCAGAGATTCGTTTAAACCGATGGTGTACTGTAGGATCGGATTTAGATGCAATTAATGGCGCACTTGCAGGAAGAGAATACGGAGAAAAAAATGCCTCCAATCCGGAGGCATTATCTAAGATTAACGATTTTACTTGGCTACAAGATCAGTGGTCATTGGAAAAATCTTAGCTATAACTTCGGCACAAGCAATAGCAACTTCTTGGTGTTCTTTTTGTGTACCATTAGCACTACGCAATTCTATGAAATGAATCCAACTGCGTAACGTACCATTCATATATAAACGACTTTCAATTAGTCCTTCTGGTAGTACAGCACGGGCTTGCTCTTTAGCAATACCTTTACTAACAGCCCATTCATATGCATCGCGTGACTGCTTGATAACTAGTTCTTGCATACGTTCCCATTGATAGGCAAGGAACCGATCTTCATCATTATTATGAGGATCTAGCTCTATACTGTTTTGTCTATTTTTGGTATCTTGCTTGCGAGCATCTCTAAGTACAAAGTTGAGATCCTTTGTTGGGTCAGCATAACGTTGGCTGAACTCTTGAAAGCTGAAGCTTCTATGTCTAAGGATTTGTCTTGCGATATCTCTTGTAGTAGTAATCTCGATGCAGGCGGACACCATTTCGAGAGGACTCCAATGTTGGTGCTTAATAAGATATCGTATGAGCTTTTCTGAGGTTTCTGTATTAAGCTGATTGCTCGGGTTACTGACTCTTGCACAGTAGGCAATGAGTTCTTGTGCATCCGAGATTCCCATGCTAGTGAATTCTTCAGTTGGCTGGCTATAACTAAGCAATTTAACATTCATTTATAACTTCTTCTTTTTTAAAAACCGTTGTGTAGTTCGAACAATATCTTTTTTAACTTTATCTGTATCTAGTTTAAAGTCAATATTGTCGATGTTTGCTTCGTAACTTTTAACAAGTTCGGCTAGATTCTTTTCAAAGGCATCCCATCCATTGCGTTTAGTCTGCTGAGTAATTTTTATTTCCCAAGTCTTGCCATCTTTAAAATTGACCAGCACGGTATGAAGGTACCCTAAAGGTACTACGTTTACACGTATGTCTTCAAATACTTCTGGCCAATGCGCTATGACGTCCTTGGGAAGAGGTCTTCCCGTTTTCGTCATTTAAGTAGTTTTTTTCTTGGTCGGAACCAATTCCTCTGCTTCTCTGCGCATTTGAGCGGCTTCTTTACTTAACTTATCAGCTTGGCTACGTAAGTACTTTGCTTTATCATCCGGACTTTTAAACGATGTTGGAATTGTTTCAACAGTAGCTTTTACTATCTCAGATACCTTACCAACAGTCACTTCTGTAGTAGATGCATCAGCAACTTCTTCAAGACGTTTAGCTTCAGATTTTTCTGGAGTGTCTGCTTTAACTGATAAATCGTCTACTGCTACACCGCGTTGTTCGGCAATAACTTGATTTAATTCGGAAAGTAAAATACTAAAACCGGTAGTCGGAGTCATTTCAATTGCACTTGTAGGTGCTTTAATTAAACGACCGTTTGCATGCAAATTACGTAACATATTGCTTCCATCTGGAAACTGATTACGATCTAAAGCATCTGCAAATTCGTATGCATCTTGACCACTACCACTTTCCACTAAGTTAATAATAGCATCGTGATAAATGTCTGGCAAGTTTTCTGTCGGAACAATTAGGCAATGGTTTGCATCACCAGGTAGGGTGCGATAAGCTACTAAACATTTCTTATTAGTAGATTTAACACGGCCCACGTGTTTAATTTCTTGGGCCATATTATGCTCCTGCAATAGCTGATGTTGCGGCTGTTGTTGTTGGTGCTTGTGCTGGTGCTTGTGTTGCAGGTTGTGCTTCTGCTTGTTGTTTAGCAACTGCATCTAAAAATGTAGTTAGTTTGGTATAAGTTTGACCAACTGCTACCATTTCGTTAGGTTTAAATGCACCACGTGAACTAGCAATATCAATAATAACTTTCATTGCGTTCAAGTCATTAATTGTTAGGTCATTGCTGGCTTGTGAAGCGTCTGGCGCTTGTTGATTTTGTACAGTATCTACCATTTAGTATCTCCTTAAAAGTACGTATATAATTATCTCGTTTGTAAATGTGGACATGCAATCGTGAAAAAACTTAATTCTTTTTCACTTTCAAATCCTATACGGGTAACATATACAATAGTATTGGTGTTATCTAATGCTATACCCTGTCCAACATAATACCTATTATTTAGATTCTTCTTGATCCAAGAGTCGATAGATTTGACTAGACTTGGATTGTATTTGTCAATGGTTGTGTACTTAAAATGAGGGCAGGCAAACTCAACCCTTCTAATATTAAAATAATTTAAAGAATTGGGCTTGCCCGTTTTTAATGCCATTAAGCTGTTTCCTTAATTGCGTCGTAATACGCATATTCTCCAAAAGGAGGAACAATTTTGTCATTGCCGTGAATGATGAATACTGTATCACAGTAGTTTTCATCACCCCAACTGCCCCAAGGATAACCATCAGTAAACATGATAAACTTTTTAGGTTGAATATCATTTTCCTTCATGTATTCCCAGTTTACATCAAACTCAGTTCCGCCACCGCCCATTGGCTCATAGTGATCGAACTCATCCATGCAATAACCATCGTAATCTTGTTCGTTATAAACTTTAGTATCAAAACACCAAACTTTAATTTTAAAGTCTTTGTATTCTTGCATGATACCTTTAATTTCGCTTAAGAAGTCTTTAGCCTGTTCGTCTCCGATAGAACCTGACATGTCAATTGATACACAAATATCAATAGTATCTTGGAATTGAGTTCCAGGCAAAATAGCGTTCATGTGCCAGCCCTTACGGTTAGGACGCATAAAACTATAATCGTTTTTAATAGTGCTTTGGATTTGTTGACGCAAAATCTCACGCCAATTCATCTTAGGCTCTGTAAGTTCCTTAATCATGCGTTGTACACTAGCAGGTGTATTACCAGCACCTGCGGCTTGTGCGGCCTGCATTGTAGCTTCGCGAATCTCGTCACGAATTTGTTTTAATTCTTCTTTAGAATATTTTGGTTGACCGTCTTTACCGTTCTCACCCCAATCAATGTGATCGTCGAGCAACTGACCTAATGCGTTCAATTCATCTTCGTCGTGCTCGTCAAAAATCTTGTCATACACTTCTTCTGCACCCATACCATAGTATTTTGCATCATGAAAAATTGTAATACCTTCAATAGTGTGATCACCAATTCTGTCACGAACTAATTGTCCGTTAACGCAATAGTCAGCGGCAATGTTAAAAATACGTGGATTACGTGCCTCACGACGCGACATGTGATCAAATACATTGTGCAAAATTTCGTGAGCAATAACGAACTCTACTTGTTTAACGCTAAGTGGTTCGAAAAACTTACGGTTAAAATAAATGGTTCGACCGTCTGTGGCGGCAGTGCCCATCCATTCTGAGCCTTCTTCAATTTTTAGGCGTGTAGCCATATTACCAAAGAACGGATGACGTAACAATAGTCCTACCCGTGCTACAATAATTTTATCGATAATTGGATCTGTATGTGACATCTCTGCTCCTGAATGTTTACTATATGTATATATTATAACACCACCCGAAGGTGGTGTCAAATAGTGCTTAAACCAAATTATTTTTCGGTTGCTTGGCTAATATACTTGCCAAATTTAGCATGGAATTCATCAAAACATTTGATTTCATCTGGGTCTAGTGGCAACTTGTAAGTTGACAATGCTAGTTTAGTACCCATAATAACCAATTCAGTTTCAAAGTTATTCATCATAAATTCGAAAAAGAAGTTAACTTGATCATTCCAATTTTTAGCCTTTTTATCGCAAGAATCTTTCAATTCATAGCACAAGGATACAGTTAACGAATACATGGCACTAATTTCTTTAGAGTCCATTTTCTTAACCTTGCCTGACAAAATGTCACTTGGATTTGGCATTTTGCTAGCATGTTTACGGTGTGCCATAAACTTAATAGCAAGTCCTTCGCCAACAGATCCAGACACCAAATCTGTCAATGTGTCTGTATCTACATCGTCATCTGTAAGCAATTCGCTTACAAACGACCAGCTACGTGGAGTAGCAAATGCACGTGAACTAGACTTTGGATCAAAATCGTACAAGTCCTTTTTAGAAAAACTCAAAAAGCCAACAACATCTTGATGTACTTTATTGTCAACAGCCCAATCAAAATAGTCGTCCCAGTTAACAGTCATTTCCAAGTGAACGAAACGATTAGCCAGTGGCGCAGGCATACGGAATGTAACGCCTTTGTCAGTTTCACGGTTACCAGCCGCAACCAATACAACATTATCTGGCAAATGGTAAGTGCCAACACGACGATTCAAAATAAGCTGATATGCCGCCGCTTGTACAGCAGGCGCCGCACTATTCATTTCATCTAGGAACAGGATGATTTGTTTATGCTTACTAGCCAATTCCGCACTTGGCAATTCTGATGGAGGAGCCCAACGCATTGTGCCATCGTTGGAATCGAAATATGGAATACCTTTAATATCTGTAGGTTCCCATAGTGACAAACGAACGTCAATTACATGAGCTTCTAATTCTGTGCCCAATTGCTTGATAATATCTGATTTGCCGATTCCTGGAGGACCCCAAAGAAAGATTGGGCGATGATTTTTAAAAGCCTTACGCAAAGACTTTTTAGCACCGCTAGGGCCAACTGTACGACTGGAAATTTCTGCCATTTTAGTTCCTATCTTTAAAAAATGTTATTTAAAATAACGCTGTGTAAGTATGTATTGTATAGGAAACTAGGAGATGTGTCAACTGTTATCTGTGCCTGCGAGATCTTTTTCTCGCTCATTTATGGCTTTAATTATACCAAATTTTCTAATGTCGTCGGAAAACAACATTAGCTCAAATCCTTTCTTTTCTGAAAAGACAGTAATTGACATTGGTGTTAGGTAGTATGGACAATCTACATACCTTTCCAAAAATATAATTGTTTGGGGACTTAGTTCAATTGGTTCAGTAAATGGAATTTCATATTCTTTTAATTCCAATTCTTTTACTAAAAATTCGTAACCTTCCTCGCTTAGTCGATATGCAGTCTGTTTATTAATTCGAGTGCTTTGCCACCATTTACGTCCAAATAATTTTACATTAGCTTCATCAACGCTCTTGCCCCATTGTTGTAAAAATATTTTGGTTAATGCATCTCTTGGTATCATTTTACTACTGTGCCGGAGGTTAGTTTAACCACTTGAAAATCATCGCAATTAAATGTTTGATTTAATTTTTTAGCAAGATTCCTTGCGTGGCCAGGATTACTGAACGAAACCTTTTTATATTTAGGTCCAGGATAACTAGTAAGACTATTGAAACTTTTTAAATTGAAAGCTTCGTTTTTATAAAAAACAGCCCAAATAGCTTCCGCCTCAAGAATCTGTTCTGCTTTGTATGTTTTCTTATTAACACTTTCTAATAAGATTTTTGGTTTTGGTCGAGACATAATATGCGTTCCAGTAATATACGCATATATTTAGTCTTATTTGTCTTCGAAACCGCCACCATCCATAGTAACAGTAACTACCTCGGTATCTGCTCTATTTCTTAGTTCATTGAACAAGCTCTCGTAATCTTGTAACAATTTATCTTGTATTTCGGCAAGTGCTAAACTTAACAACCTGGCTGTTTGAATAGGTATTCTTACTTCTTTTTGTTGAGTAAGTTCAGCACTTCGAATTACCTGTATAAGTTGTGTAATCGGTGTTAAATTAATCTGATTTTGCATTAGCAAGTACCTGTTTCATTTCAAATTCTGTTTTAAACGGGCCTTTGTATTCGTTACGTTCTAATGTAATAACTTTAGGACAGAAACTTTTAACCCATCCTTTGTTAAATTTAATAGTATAGTAACCTGCACAATACAAACTTTTACTCTGCAAGCTCTTTGTAAACAATGGAAGTTTACGTCTTACATCGTACATACTATTGTATGGAGGAACACTTGTGGCAAATCCGTGACATTCATTTGGTTCTGCTTGTGTAACTTTAACTTTGTTACTAGTTAGGAAAAATCCTTCTCCAAACTGTTTAGTTAAGTCTTGTTTTTTGTTAAACATAATTTCGCCTGTAGTGCTACTCAGTACGAATTTGTTATTTTCTTTTTTGTGAAGTGTTGCGACTTTAGAACCGTCTTGTTCTACAATCCAAAACTTACCATCCACAATCGGCTTGGCGTATATAACTGTCATATTTTTCTCCTTAATATTACAAGGGCCCTGACGGCACCCGAGTAATGTATGTATTTATCTCTTATTCTTCGACGAAATCTACTACGTTGCCGTCTGCATCTGCGCATATAATACGCACAGTTTCACCGTCTTCGCTTTTAATTTCAATCGGTCCCCAAATCCACCATTCAGTATCGCCTTGTGACCATGGATCATCCTCACGTTCTTCTAAATCGTATGGACTATTATCATCAATAAATTCTTGAATTTCTTCTTCTTCTTCGTCAGTAAGACCTTCGAATTCAATATCGTACCAGCAACCTCCGTCGAACATTTCAACAAGATCAACACTTTCAATATTATTAATTTCACAGTCTAGCATGTTGATGCTGTCTTTCTTGCCATCTCCACCAGGAACTTCTGTAAATTCAAACTCCGGAGGATTATCGTCTGTAGTTTCTACAGTCCATTCACCATATCGAAATCCATTCACTACAGTAACTTTACCGTCACCATTTCGCTGATGATATGTTTCAACTTCTTGACAAGATTTTTTATAATAAGTGCTAACGGTCCAGGTTGCCATGGCAATCTCCTTATTGATCTAATGGCAAGGTGTTCCACTCTTTAATTAGAGCGATAACTTCCTCTTCTGTATTACAGATACTTTTTGTAGTAGCCCAATCGTCCTTTTTATTACGGCCGCCGATTTCAACCATCCAACCGTTATCGTAACGATTGATAGTGATGCTTTCGTTTACTTTTGCTAGTTTTGCTAACTTACTCATTTTTAGTCCTCTATTTGAATATATGTTGTTTGTGGATATTTTGCTTGGAATGGTTCTGCATATTGCTGAATGTTATCAGCAATCTTTTTCATATCCCATGCATTACAGAATTTTAGCATGCGGATACCAACTTGGCTAACTTCCTTAGGAATTGCATTAGCTTCGATTGTTTCTCGAATCTTAGCTTTGATGTCGTCAGGTTGTGCAGTTAAATCACATAACTGTACATTACGTTGATAATCTTCTAAGACTCTATGTTCTACACCATTATGGTCGGTCCACCTCTGAAGCATGAGATTGTTCCACGCAAATCCTTTGGCTTTACGATCTTCGAACGCTTCAGTAAGACCGACTTTGTTTTTAGAACCTTTAGTACGCACACCTGGATACGCTGAGAAGACATTATCACTGGTATCACCACGCATACATTTCTCGAAGAGCATCCACTCTGGATCTTGCGCTGGCTTAGGTTCGCCTGTCTTTTTGTCTTTAACGGGTTTACCTTTGGCATCAAAAATACCTTCGTGTGTAATATGTAAGTCTCCTACACCATTATACTGACTTACATTTGGGCTAATAAGTTGTGCAAAATCACCATCTGTTGAAATGATAACGTGTTTGGCATCTGGATGAGCTTGTACCCACCCTGCAATTAAATCATCTGCTTCTAAATTAGGATGTTGTAAAATAGTAGCGTTAGTCTTTTCTGTAATAAAGTTTTTAAACTCGTCAAATGCTTCCCAAAATAACTTATCTTCATCTTGTTGTTTTTGAGTCATTGCATCTCGAGTTTCTTGTCTATTTGCTTTATAAGGCTTATAGACATCTTTACGCCAAGAGCGACCTTCAAGGCAGAATACTACATGAGTGCCGCCAAAGTCTTGCCATGCTTTTTTAATGCTGTTAAAAGTGATATGAAATGCCATACCGAGTTTAATGTCGGCGGTGCCTTGTACTACGTGGCGAGCACGAAAGAACGTGTTAGCAGTATCAACTATAATATATGTCATTCTACAGATGCTTTTCCGTTACCTAGTTTACTTACATTAATAAAACCCATGCCGCGATTAGTATCTTGGCCTTCGTCGGCTAATACGTTTCTTGCCAAATCTCTGAACCAGCGATCTACTATCTCTTCTTCAGGATCTCCATCGAAACCGTATCCAGCTTGTTTCAATTGTACAATAAACTCTGGGTTCCAGTCAAGCTCAAAGAAGCCATTTCGAATATTATCTTTGTTTACGTGTGTATCCAAAACTGCCACATATGGCTCTCCACGAATCGTTGCACGTTCTTTTGGAGTCTTTTTAGCAAGGTCTGCTTTTTCTTCAGCCTCAACAGCTTCCATTTCGTGGCGCTGTTTGATTCCTTTAACTATTTCTAGTTCTTCTTCAGCTTTTGCTTTAGCGGCTTCGATTTTATCAATGCCGAATATTTTTTTAATTAAGTTTTTCATTTGTATCCTTACATGTACATTCTCTTCCTTGTCTGCAAAAACCAGTACAGTTATTTTTTGGAAGACCTTGTAAAAAGCCATAAATTAATACCAACATAATTAACCAACCAACTGCGAGACAAAAATAAAAGAACATTTTAGGTACCCCATTCGTTTTTAAATAAAGGCACTTGTAATCTATCACTATAGCGTAGGCCTGCCTTCATAGCCAACTCTGCTACCCTGCGGTTATTCAGTGTATAGACGCTTTCAACTCCGCCTACTGGCATTAGATATACTGGACCTTCAAAACCGTATGCGCGATAAATGTCCATTACTTCTAGTGCTTCGTATGCATCGTCTTCTGTTGCAACTACAAATTTTAAATATGTATAACCAAGTTCTTGATACTCACAAACAATATCGGGACGAATTGCTTCTTCTCTCTTTTCTCCTGAACAACTTAGTTTAGCACTAACGGAAAATGTAATTCCTCTATTAAATCCAGCACTTAACGACCACTCTTGTAAATACTCTTTAAATTCTGGAGTAAGTTTTTGAGTTCCGTTAGTTTCAAATGTGATTTCTTTTAACGGTTTCATATAAACATGATCCAGCAAGTCTGGGTAAGCACGTTGCCAACCTAACAAAGGTTCTCCACCGGTGATAACCAAGTGTTCATCTTGCCAACCTTTCCATGGTAGTATTTCTACAATACGTTCTGCAATAGCATTACTAGTTAACATCGGACTTAGATCTTTGAATCTAGGATGCCAACTAGCATAGCTATCACAGCCTGTGCTTACTAATGGCAATTCTTCGTATTTTGTAAAATGCTGTTTTACTTCCGCAATTTCATCTGCTTCGGTGCTAAGTTTGCCACGTGGCATACCGAAGCCCTTACAAGAAAAATTGCAGCCAAAAGTTCTAAGAAACACGCTAGGTACTCCCATATATCTACCCTCGCCCTGTATAGAGTAGAAAAGTTCCGCTATCTTAATCTTTGACATTTGTATCCTTTATTATTTCAAAACCTAATTCTCTTGGCGTTTTACCTCTCCAGTTTTTAGGAGTTCGCCTACCTTGTAAGTTTAACACATTATCTAACGATTGTAAATACTTTCGAAGAGTATTACCGTCCGTTATTACTTCTATATTGCCTAAATCTCGCAATCTCTTGCCTTCTGTAATAGCATCCAATCCCGTATCAAAAATACCCCAAGGCGTTTTTATTTGTCCTTTGAATTGGTAGTTGTTCCTACCGGCAGTTTTTTTCTTACCTTCATACCAAGCATCCGTTTTAGTTTTTGGTTTATTCATATTGGATGTGTCTTTAATTTTCCAAGTTTTACCTAACTGTCCAGTTCCTACTAAACCACCATCGCCCTTTTCTTCTGTTAGATTTGCCCAGGTATAATCATCTACTACATTGTATAATTTGGAATAATACAGCCCTGCTTCTTGTAATTCTTCTTTAGTAGCATATTCACCTATTATACAAGTTATGATATGCGACTTATGTTTCTTAATGTGATTTAACCATCTAACTCCGGAGCCTGTGTATAGATACGGATTTTTCTTACCACTTGTTTTACACAGATATTTGAGCCCGGTGTTCATACATTTTTTAATCATCAAGTAGTTCATCTTAAACCCTCCACACTTATTTATGTGTTAAGGGTTAAAAGCCACCGCATTTAGAGTTCCTTTAATGTTTTACAATTATCTCCGTGCCATCTATTGTAGTTCGATACAACCGCAATTTTACCACAATGTTCGCACGATTTAGTAGGACGAACAATTCCAGTCATTCGCTCACTCATTTGTTTTTTCCAGTTATCGGATTTGGGCATCTTACACCCTCTTAATGCCCCTTGACGAATTTTTTCTTTTGCTTCATCAGATACGACTCTATTTTTTAATGCTTCTTTTCTTTTTAATATTGTTTCAGCAGAATAAATTTCGTGTTCTTTTTTCCCACGTTTTGCCGCCGCACATTTTTCCATTATAGCAGGATCGCGTTTAACGCCTCTTCTTGAATCTGCCTGTTTTTGTAATAGTGATTTGCCTTCCGGAGTTTCTAAAAATGCTCGCCGTTTGGTCTTCATCATTTCTTTGTATTCTGGGTCAGCCCATCGTGCTAATGCGGCCTCTTTTTTTCTCTTAGTGCCGTCCGCAGTCATTTTGAGTTTTTTGCCCCAGTTAGGATTTTCGGGACCTTTCTTAAACTCTTTTAACTTACTTTTCTCGCCAATCTTCTTTTTAGATTCTTCTGAGTGTTTTCGTCCGACCCAAGTTCCGCCTTCTCTGGCATACTTCTCTTTTAACATTTGAGAATAGTGTGTTCTAAATGTTTCATAAATCCTACTGGAAATTGTATAGGTATGATTTACGCCGCGTTCCTTAGTAGTCATTTTGTTAATGAATGTATTAAACGCAAATGCCATTTTGCTACCGTATATGCCTTCAAACTTCATTTTCCATAACAATGCGTGAGCAATGTAATGTTCTCGGGCAGTTAGTTGAACGACGTTTGATTTGATATTATCGCCTCCAAAACTACGAGGAATAATATGATGTGTTTCTTTATATCCCTGTATCGGACCTCGTAGTTGTGCTTTGTGTATAAGGTTATTATACCACTTGCTATATTTGCTTTCTACAAATTTTACGGGCCAATTTATCATCGATGTTAAGCAGAATTAGAACGGTACACCCATGTAACGTCCTTCTCCTTGAATTGAATAAAACAATTCAGCTACTTTTAATTTACTCATCTTCGTCTTTCTCTAAAAATTGTGAAACTTGATCTTCGGCATCTTGAATACTGTCTGCCCATACTGTAAATGTAGCAATTCCTTTACTAGCACTAATATCAAATGGAACTGTACCGCTAGGCAACCAATTAAGTCCGACTTCGCGTTTAATCTCAAACTTATTTAGGTCTGTAGTTTTCATGCGATAAATTAATTCGTCAGTTATTTGTTTGGCGTTTTGCATCTCGTTCCTCTTTGAATTTTTCTACGTCTTCAACAGCACTCAAAAGCGTATGAGCATAATTAAATGCTTGCTGTTCTCCCATAATAAGATTAGATTCAACTTCGATGTAACCTTTAGTTAACAACGTCCAAATCTTTTGCCAACGATTAAGTACCCACCACTTTGTTTTTTGTTGAGTATAGACAGTAACGCTAACACCTGTTTCATCTGCTTCTATCCAAACGTTATG